GCTCATCTTAGCATAGCACCTGTCAACTAACGTGTTTATAAACTCAAAGTATGTGCGACCTCCGTATATCTCCAGCTTAGTCTTTCTGTATTTCGGATCAAAGCCTTCGCTGTTGTAAGGAGGATCTATCTCAACGTAATCATAAGTATCGAAAGCTACCTCATTAAGACCATCGAATATATCTTTGATAACATACGACTCTGCATTGAGTGCAACGAAATCAGATCGCTCAGAGAGTTGACCAGTCTGCTCTGGTCGCATCTTTTTTTGAGCTTGATACTGTAGTCTTTCTGACAGTTCTGTTTCAGCCAGTGAAGTACAGAGACTTCGATATATCCTGACTGCATCTTTAAAGGATGATGTTTCAGCTAGGGTAGGTATGCTTTCTGCTACATCAGCAATCATAATCTGATCAGAGATATGGCCTGGAGACATTCGTAAAAGATTGGCAGTCTGACCTTGTGTCCAGCCTGGGTTCTGTTCTTTCATTAGCTTGTTGATACGACTAACTAAGTTAGCCTGCTCAGACCAAGATAGTTCCTTCCGTTGAACATTCTCTATAAGTTCTATGACACGCAAGTCTCCTTCAGATTCGATCTCCATTATGTTAGTCGTAATGGATTTCCACTTGAGGAGTTTTGCGGCGGCTAGTCTACGGCCACCTGCTAACAGATTATTATCTTTGTCTATAGTTATTGGGTTGATTAACCCTTCTGTTTCGAGGGACTGGGCGAGAGATTCAATGTCACCTAGTTCTTCCCTGAACCTAGTGCCGACCTTGATATTGGTAATGGGGGTGGGCTTGATGGCTAGTTTCTTCATATAATTCCTTTATCTTTGAGGATTTTCTTAATGATTTCAGGATCTATATTCTTAAGGGTAGCTTGTAACAATTCTTCCTTACTTCTTCCTGAGGTGGGTACAATAGATGCTCTCTTAGGACTAGCTATAGCCATAGATTCCTTGTATCTAGTTTGGGCTCGGCGATTCTCAAGAATAAATTCTCGGAGTTCATCTTCACCCATCTTGGCTATGCTAATCTTGAGTTCGTCAAGTTTCATCAGACTCCTCCTTTTCTGGGAAATATATAATGTAATCTCCTCTACATAATCTCCTTAGATCTTCCCTAAAGGTAAATGTTTTCTCGCCTTTGGAGTTAGTGAGCATAGCGGATACATATATGAAGAATTGGCGGCCCATATCTGTACGAGTACCTCTAGGTAAGTCGGATAGAAAATCATAAAGTTCCTTCCTCATAGGGATGGAAACCTTATGCGTGTACTGAGTGTAACGCATGATAACCTTATATATGTGGGGGTTCGGGACACAAAATACACGTTGTGTCCCGAGGATTAGCTCCTACTTAAGAGGCGGAGCGTTGAGACGGTTACGGTCTATACCGTTCTGATCCTGCTCAACTGAGACATACAACTCACACTCTTGTCCAATGAGCCCAGTAGGTTCAAAACCTTTAGGTCCAAAATCGCAATCAAATGCTGTAAGGATACGCTTCAGCTCAAGCAATCTCATTCGTGCTTGATCCTCTGGTGTATCTTTAACAGGCATATTGATATAGTGCCATATGTCTGATCCAGATGGTTCGTCTGGAAATTCAGTAATGATCCGGAGCATGGGATTGCCCGCTTTAGAGTTCATCATTACCGCATCAGTTACACGAACAAGATATTGTCCGGCAGGTAGAGCTTTCTGCTCTTCAATGTCCTCAATACCGTCGAGTTTGAGGCTACTCAGATCTACGTCTGACATAGTTACATCCTATGTAAGGGTTAATAAAGTGGTGAAGTTCGACCATCGAAAATCACCGTAACATCAGATGCCCTAGACCGTAGTCTTGCGGCTTACTGAAGTCTTTTATCGTTACATCCATTACTGCATCAAGGTCAGGTAACGACCTTCTAACCTTAACGTTATATCTATCAGGCTGAGTCAACATAGAGAACTTCTCGTCTAAACATTGAAACTTCAGGATGTCTGAGAATAGCATAGGGATCCTAGTCTTTAACTGACCTGTTAGTACAAGCTCATTGACTATCTTCTTAGTCAAATCATCCTGCATTAACGTGTCATGGGCTGTGATATATACCATCTTCGGAAGTGAAGTTAGTTTCCTAATAGTATTCTCGATAGTATTCAACTGAGCCGCCCAGTCATCGAGTGCTGGCTGTTGGCCCATCCTATTGTTCAACCACAATACTGCATCCATAACAGCCTTCGATAGAGATGTCAGGCTATCTATAGCTATAACATCATACTTAGCAAAGGTTGCTTTATGATTTTCTTGTAGTAAGGAATTAAAGTCCTTTACAAAATTATCAAATGCGGTTGGTTTTTCACCAGTAGCTGGTGTTGAACGAACATTTTGTTTAGATGACAATGACCTCGGTGCTATCTCTACTACATCGGGGAGATATAACTGATAGTCTATATCTTTATCTCCTTGTAGAGAGTTCAACGCATTGTCCTCAAAGCAGAACAAGAGCTTCTTACCTGGCAATGTTCTAAGTTGAGTTGTCTTACCTGAACCAGCGGGACCGATAGCAAGTATTCGCATCCGCTCTCGCTGATAATTTTTAGCACTGTTAATCTCCATCAGTAGCCTCCGTTGTGAAAGGTTTCCATTCATCTATTATAAATCCTTCCGGAGGCTCATCCGGAATCTCAGCTAGTGAAGGCTTAGCTCGGCACAAATTTATATAAGGACACTGACCGAACTTAGATTGGCAAGAGTGCGGACTTCTAGGAAATACGTTCTCTTTAGTCGATCTTTGAAAGGCATCGTGCCAATACCGTACATCATCTAACCACTCTGCTACGAGCAGGTCGTTATAGTATATAGGTATTCTTTTGAAATGAAAATGTGCCTTATGTATTAGACTAGCATCTACATACACACCGCCGAACTCCTTATCATTAGGAAGTTCTTCCATGTGTTGCAGGAATAGCGTAGCATACATATAGCCTTCTATCTGGCTATTAGGACTGAATGATTGAACGAAGTCGTAACGGAATCCTAGTGTCTTACTAAACATGGTGCTGGTCTTATGCTCTAACAGCCATATCTGACCAGACTCGTCTTCGATTACCTTGTCTATCCGACCGGAATAAAATATCCGTTCGTCTTCTGTATCTAAAGGAACACAGAACGGGCGTTCCGTTGCTACTAACTTCCAACGGTTCATGTGTTCGGCTAGTTCCTTATAGTAGTAGAAGAACATCTCCCTTGCTTTGGTTGGATGCCGAGCCTTAAAGTCTATGCTCTCCTCTGGGGTTGGGTACTCAGGCCAGCCTGCTTCAATCCATGTTGTCATGAAGGCAGTCATGGCTATCTCTGTCATGGCATTTGCGAACTCATCCGATTGACGCACTCTGTTCCACTCTGACCCTGTAGGTCCTGTAGTAGAACGTGCCTCGTCAAAGGCTTGGTAGAGTGCATCTAACCCTGAGTGCCAGGCTGAACCGAAGGCAAAATATATCGGTTCAGTCCCGGCAGTACGCCAATGCTTGACGTATCGGAAGTATGCCTTCCGCGGACACTCACGATAGGTGGTAAGTGTACTGTTGTCAAGCGGTTTCATGAAGCCTCCTTAGTCTTTGATACCAAGGTTAGCCAAAGTCTGAGCGATCTGTTCTTTGGACAATCCTTCGAACAAAGCTCCTACTTTTTCTTCAACCGACTTCTTAGAACGTGTAGCCCGTTGGTCTAAGCGGAAGTTATCAGAAACTTCCTTGCTTGCCTCTTTAGCAGAGTTACCTGCACGAAGCAAGGCACCGATACGTTGCTGAACTGCAAGCGTAGCACCACGTTTGAATAGATCCCATACGCAAGGCTCTCCATATAAATCGATAGCATCTTGCAGGGATTCGCCGATTTCTACATCAGCACTGGCTGATTGCTTTACGCCTTCGACGGTGGCGTTTGCTGTAAATGTACTCATACTACTACTCCTTCTTTAGGTTAGCATTATAGAGAGCCCTTGCTGAGGACGATCCCCATAGACTCTCCGGTAGTGTTTTGTATGCCTTAATGAGGGCACTACGAGCATCCTCATCTTCTAGCATAGATACCTCATCAACTAAGGTATCCTTCTTCCTCTGGAAAATACGATCTTCCAAAGGCTTCTCATCGGGTACATCCCCGACTGAAAAATCTTCCGCCTCATATAAACTTTCATTGAACGGAAATGTTTGTTTACCTTCTTTGTTAGTCTCTATCTGCTCAGAGACTGCGGCAGATATGTCGTGTGTACTAACCTCTTGGGTCAGCTTAAGCGGTACGTTGATTAGAGGCTTAGTCAACTTTGTACCACTTATCTCTTCATACCTAGCCACAATCTCTTCATTCGTATGCTTAGGCAATAGACCATCTCTTTGCATGGACTCCATACATGAGGTCAATACATTAATTAGATTGGAGCCGATGCCTCTGCCTTTAGTGTCACCGCCAAAGGATGATAAGCAATCGTAAACTGCCACGATAGTCTCTATCTTTACCCGTACTGAGAATGTACGAGTACCGGCTCTCTTGAGTGCCTGATCTACCTTGCTTTCGTAGGCTTCGCCTTGTTCTTCTCGGTTTTTCTGATAGGCTTTACGCTTACGCTCTTTCTCTTTATCCTGATCCATTACATTCCTAACAATAGTGTAGTTAAAAAACAGGTGAAGAATACTAAAGGATATCTCATTGCTCTATGCTTCCTGTATAACAACCAACTAACAAATAAGACTGCTTGAAAGGTTACTCCGAACATTTAGCTTCTTTGTCCCAAAGCAAGGCTCGTTCTTTCTTTATCTTATCCTTGATAGCCATCGCAACATACGATGTGAGTGTTATCCTTAGTCCTGTTTCCTCCTCTAAATCCTCTAGCATCTTTATTAATTGGGCGTGTAATACTAAAGGGATTCTGACTAATTTACTATCTGCGACCATGTTTTCCTTTCATTATATCTTAAAAGTTTTCAATAGTCAAGTTATTTTTTATTAAATTGTCTAATTTATTTTCTGGTTCTGTGAGTACAACTTGTTTTTTATTGCTAACGATTAGCTCATACTCTATATCTTCAGTTTGTCTACAATTTGGACAACTATAAGTGACTATAAGCTTTTGGTATTCCGGCACTGATTGAAATGAGGCAACATCTATAGAGGTGCATCTACAATTCTGACAGGCTTTACCCATAGTTTCTATCCTGAAATTTATAGTAGCTACAATTCCTTTGTGCCAGTATTCATGTGTAGTTTTAAATGTTTCCATAAGTCTAATCTACTATGTACCTGAACATTAAGTTCTTTAGTTCTTGTGTGGATGCAGGTTGTATAGGCACTGCACGAAAGGGTCTTGCTTGGCTGTGATGCCTAGAGGTAGATCGAGAGTAACCATCGCTGTTCTCGTACCAACCTCCGTCTGGTTTCTTATCCGCTATATATAAGAACATAGGGTAGTGTTCTCCGTAGCTATACACTACATATACTTTACCGTGCCATCTGGCAAATAGGTTACTACCATTGAACTCCTTCCTATTTTCAACAGCACTACGGCAATCTTTGTTCGCTATTCTCTCCATCTTGTGTCTCCTTTAGGGTTTCTTGTGCAATATCAAGGCAGTTCTGGCAAGTGACAGGCTCATCTGAATTATAGTCTATAAGCTCTATGTCAAAGGACTTAAAACATTCTTCACATATAACCGTTGTATCTTTCATCATTTTACCTTACCTGCATTGAAGGTTCTAACTAGCTCAGCTATCTCTGCTCTAGTTACATTATGTTTTGCAGCTCCTCTTAATGGATTCTTTACCATAAAATAGTAGAGCCATAGTTCTTGCTCAGCTATAGGCAAATGCCTTCTGTTTCTAAGCAAGCGTATTCCAGCATCCATGCTTTTACCATCCATCTTTCTCAACCTCCTCTAACTTGGCTATGAAGTCAGCATCTTCTGCGAACTTATAGCGTAGGATAGTTATGTTATCTTGGTCACTATCTGGATGCTCTAATAGTACCACATTATCTACATCAAAGGTACTAATGTAGTCAGCCTGAGTATCATCCTTGATAGAACCTCCGAAATCTGTCACACCTACAGAGTCATTGTCCCACTCTATATTGGAGACTGTTACTTCTATAGGTATGTCTTTATATTTCCAGGCTACTGTTGTCATGTTAGTTCCTTTATAGTAAAGATTGCTACCTTCCGACCAGAGTCATATCTTACCTTGAGTTGTCCATCGGGACCTAATGCTTCTATAAATTGAGGTAGATTTCCTGGCCTATCATCGTACTTTGATGATATATCGGCTACTCTGAAATCGTAGTAGGCTAAGAGATCTTTCTTTACAGCCCTTCTAGACTTATAATCTCTTAGGTATGCGGGGATTACGGATAGAGTATTCATTCT